CAAACATCAAGCTTCGGACGTTGAAGAGGCCGGTGCTGCCGTCGCTAAGCCTTCCAGGCTTTCCTGGGCTACCAGCAATCCCTAGTGTTCCAGCGCTTCCGGTGCTGCCGTTCTCAAACATCAAGCTTCGGACGTTGAAGAGGCCGGTGCTGCCGTCGCTAAGCCTTCCAGGCTTTCCTGGATTGCCTGTGCTTCCAAGCTTACCAAGCTTGCCAAGTTGTCCCTTGGACAAGATATAGGAGGAGTTAGATGGCTAGATTTAGAGGCATCAACTTCCCCTTCTCGCGTGGGCTGCAATCCTTCCCGGAGAAGGTGTCTGACGACGAGTTGCTCAGGCAGTCGATGATCCAGATCATCATGACCCCGCGTGGTGAGCGTGTGATGCGGCCGGACTTTGGGGCGGATGCCTATGCGCTGATTTTTGCGAATACCGGGGATGTTTTTGAGCAGGACATCAAGAACGCTGTCATGTCTGCGATTGCTCAGTATGAACCTAGAGTGATCGTGCTGGACGTTCGTGTTACTGAGGAGGACACCAAGACGGGAGGCGGTCAGTCCGAGGTCAAGATTGACATCGACTACGTTGTCCTTGCTACTCGTGAGTCTCAGACCATTTCTCTTCAGGTCCCGTGCGGTTAGAGGTAATCCATGGCCAACTCGACTACAGCCGTAGATACGCTGAACAGAGCCAAGTACGCCGGGCTCGACTTCGACACGCATTCAGACGATTTGCGTGTTCGGATTCAGGCCAAGTTTGGGGCGGTGTATAACGACTTCGCAGTTTCCAGCCTAGGCATGATGCTGTTGGACGTCATTGCCTTTGGTTTGGACACACTCAGCTTCTATCTCGACAGACGCGCAACAGATACGTTCCTGCCCACGGCGCGGACGAGGAAGGCTGTTTCTCGTCTGACACGCCAGCTCGGGTACAGAATGCGTGGCGCTGTCTCTTCTTCTGTGAGCCTCGATGTGACTCCAGCAGTTGGAACAGCTGTTCCATTCCTGCTACCAGCTGGGTTTCAGTTTCAGGGACCCAACGAGACTATCTTCGAGGTTGCGCAGGACACGACGTTTTCTGCTGTGGCCAAGCAAGAGATCCTCTGCTACGAGGGTGAGACAGTTACAGAGGTCTTCGTTTCTGATGGGACCTCCAACCAGGTGTTTGAGCTCAGGCGGGTACCTGCAGACAAGTTCGTTGTGGAGGGGACAGTTAAGGTCACTGTTGACGGTGCTGAGTTTGACGAGTCCGAGTTCATCACCTTCGATGCTACAGACCAGTTTGAGGCGGGGCTGAACGACGATCCGCCGACGATCCGCTTCGGTGACGGTGTTTCTGGGAACATCCCCAAGGTCGGGGCCGAGATCGTTGTTGTCTACGTTACGGCCTTTGGTTTGTCTGGGCAGGTGGCTAAGAACACCATCACCGATGTGGTGACGCCGCTTGTGGTGAACTTTGTCACCGTAGAGCTGACTGTCGACAATCCTAAGGCTGCTGTTGGGGGCGACGACGCTGAAGACTTGGAGCACGCGAAGTACTACGCAGGATTGGTGTTCAAGAGCAGGTATGTAGCCATTACCAAGGGTGACTACGAGGCTCTGGGCGGGTCCTATGGAGATCCCTTGTATGGCCGAGTCGCCGTGGCCAAGGCGCTGTCCGTTCGGTCTGCAGAGAAGGATGTTGAGCTTGCCAACTTGATAGCTAACATCAAGGACCTGGTGCTAACCTTCGTGTCTCCAGTGCGCACGTCCTTGTCGGACGCGAACACAGCTCTTGATACGGTTGATGCTGACCTGATCGAGATCACAGATTCTCTGGCCCTGATTGTCACCAGTATGGGCGGGATCAATACCGATCTGTCCACAGCGATCTCGACAGCTCGCACTCTGAAGAACAAGGTCAACGAGGTGACGATAGACGCCAATGATATCAAGGGGGAGGTGACGGATGGGAAGGCAGCTATCGACGCCATTACTACTGGCGGGAGTGATGCGCTGACCGCTCCGACGAAGAATGCGCTGAAGCAGTACTTCAGCACCATCGACGGTGAAGCTGACGCCATCATTTCCAGCGCGGCTACGATAGCTTCTAACGCAGATTCTGTCGTTGGTACACTTGGTGGCGCTCAAGACAAGGTGGAGGATGTTGGTACTTCGCTTATCACAGGTGAGCTGGAGAACATTGAGGACGCCCGAGCGTCCATCGAGACTGAGGTAGGTGCAATAGGTACGCCCTCGACTGGGATTAGAAAGGACCTGGAGGACATCGACAGCGAGGCCGATGCCGTCGATACTACAGACGGCTACTCCTCGCAGGTCAACGCCGAACTTGACGCGATTTACGATCACGTTGACGCCATTCTGTCCAATGATTGTAAGTCCAATCTGGTGTCCGTTCCGATCCTGACCAGAGACTCCAGTGGTTTCTATGCTGCACCGACCATTGGTTTGATCCGATCTCTTCAGGCGTACTTGGATGCTAGGAAAGAGGTGACTCAGACAGTTGTGGTGTCCTCTGGGGAGAACTTCCTTATTTATGTGCTGCTCACCATTCGAGTTGGAGTGCGTAGTGGCTATGCCGAGTCGGTGGTAGAGACTGCCATCGACACCGTGGTCTCCAGCATCTTGAAGGACCGGAAGTTTGGCGTGTCCCTGTACGTTTCCGACATCTATGACCAGGTGATTGCGCAAGTGGAGGGAATCTCCTTCCTCAACGTGACCATCAATGGTGTCAGGAAGTCTTATGGCTCGGGGGATTCTCTGGCTGTATCTGCTGGGGTGGTGACGCTTTACGATGCCACTGCATTTTTCTCTGTGGATGACGAAGACCGGAAGATTTCTCTGGAAAGCACCGAGAACCCGGAGAATGTCGGAGACTTCGAGATCAGCCAGTTCGTCGACATCCACACCATCAAGTTCCCCAACAGTGCTGGGGTGGCAGAGACCTCTGATTTTTCCTGGACCATCTTCGAGGAGGTTCAGCTCGACGACAACGGGAACCTCATTATCGAAGATAGCGAAATCATTACTAAGGGGTCCGTGACAATTACTACAGAAGCTGGTCCTTCCTCCTCCTCCTAGCTGAGTTTCGTAGCAATGTTGCGTGGGTTGAGCTGTCTGGTGTAGAGTTGAAGACACAACCCTAGGAGTGCCAAATGGGACGCAGCATTTTTCGGCAAGAGACCCAGGTCCGAAAGTCTGATCTGTACGATGATACCGTAGCCCCGACCGAGGCTGCCTACGAAACCAACGTAGTTAGCATTGAAGGTGACCTCAACAGCTTGAGGTCCCAGTCTCAGAACCTCCTGAACCGAAGCGGTGCTGGGTTTCCCTCCGGGAACTGGTGGGATGACATCACGCAGCCGGTGACGTTGGAGAACGGGACCCAGCGTGGTGTCAACTCCCTCAATGCGGCTCTGCATCTTGTGGAGAAGAAGCGCATTCTGCGCGAGGTTTGTAGCCTCACAGACATCGCGACCGGGCTCGATGCTGCGATCCCTCTGCTGAACGAGATCAAGGCTGACTATAACGCGCACAGGCAGTTGACTGCTGGTGGCGTTCACGGCGCGGCCGACAGCACCAACGTGGTTGTTGCGGCAGACGCAACAAACCTTGCCACAGCCATCACACTAGCAAACGATATCAAGACTCAGTATGAGGCCCACCGGGTCTTGACCGCTGGCAGCGTTCACGGTGCTGCCGATACAACGAACGTTGTTACTGCACCGAACGCAACTACGTTGGCCACCCTGATCACGCTGGCCAATGATCTGCGTACTCAGTATGAGGCACACCGTGTGCTGACCGCTGGTAGTGTCCACGGCGCGGCTGACAACACCAACGTAGTCTCTGCTGCGGCTGTGTCTTCGACCTACCAGAGTCACATCCTCACAGCTGCCCAGCTTCCAACTCAGACCACTGCTGCTATCGGTGCTGTGACCACGCTTGGTACTGTGTGTGCTCAAGCGACTGTCTTTGGTACAGCAAGCGCCTCTGACGTTGTCGCTGGTACAACGGCCATCTCCCCAAAGAACATGGTGCCGATGGTCGACGCCGACACCAGGGATCCGATCCTGATCTCTGGAAAGCGCGTCTATGGTTTGTTCCAGTCGGAGAGTGGTACAGATGGATCTAC